CACGTGGATTGGGCACCAGTATCTCCCACACCGGGTCCTTAGAGGGGACCAAGCTACCGGAGCAATTATCGATTAGCCACACCGAGAGGAAACTACTCTACCTCATGGCTGAAGTTGTGATAGCGCTCGTCCTCAAACACATACACAGAAGTGTCGAGGATCAAACGGTCTCTCAATTCGTTCATGTCATAGAGCCCGACGTCGTACTTCGCCATGATGACTTCCAGGAACTCATCCTCGCTAAGGACAACATCTTCACGTAGAATGGAACGATATACGTCGTCAGTGGAAGTGACGCCCTGTTTGGAAAACCAGGTTAAATCGTGTAAGCGGAGACTTTCTACCGAGACGTTGCAGCGCGAAAAGCGGGTAAGGAAGGCATCACGCAGATAGCCGATATGCCGAAATTCATAAGCGTACGACAGGGCTTTACCCGCCATATACATGTCATCACTCACGTCTTGATTACGGTTCGCCCGAGCATTGAACCGCATGAGTGCTTTACCAATGAGTGGAACCATGCAATGTCTAGCCCCGCATGGAACGAAGAACCGGGATAAAAACGTTAAATCACAATAAAAGCGACGCTCGTGGGCCTTAAGCCGCATCCCAGCGTCGAGACAATGTTTTACCCAAGACTGGCAGCTAATACCGTCTTCGTCCGTACCTGCGGCAATATCATCACCAAGAATGGCTACCCGAGTAGATTTAATGCGGTTGAATTCACAGAAAGAATACCATAAGCAGAGATTCCAGACGCTGTTTCGGCCAGTGGTGTCAGTGCCGCCGGTGGCCAACTGATTCTGAATGTCAGCACTGATACCATAATCGTAAGAAACAACGCGGAATTGTCTGGAATTCTCAACATAAAACCTACGGAACCAACGGGGGGCCCCACAACGCTTCAACCAATGTGCAAAGATTTCGTGTACGTCAACCAGCTGACTCTTGTCATTTGCGCTAAAGTCCCCTTCATAGTAGCGGGACATACCAAAAAGGTCTTCCGAGATCTCAACATCTGTCTTGGTATACGCCCATATGACTTTGCCAACAACTGGGTCCGAAAAAGTGTCTAACGCGCAACAAAGCCTCTTATTAAACTCATCCATAAGAGGACCGGTCAAGACGTTGTATTCGTCTGATCCGACATAAATAATGCGCGGAGCCCAGGATGGATCATTCCGTTTTAAGAGTACTTCACCTTTGACCATCAGGGACTTGGTGTTTAAGGTGCGGAAGTTCACATCATGAAGATTTGATAATGCTCGAGCCATACGTTCCTGTTTCTCAGGTGGGAATTTCGATACCCAGCGGTCATAAATGTCCTGAGTCCAGTCGAACGGAGCAATCTTCGGGAAGACACTGTCTGCAAGGTGCTTGGCAGACTTCACGATTGGTGGGCTAACCCTTGCGTTACTGTAAAAATTGCACCGCTTATTAAAAGCGGCCAGCATGCTCTGAAAGTCATTGCCAGTAACGACCGGAACCTGTTGGCGCAGGACCGGGCCTAATTGATCCACGGGAGCGTAGGTGGGAGCGTCCATCTTGACAGACTCATCCAACCTGAAGGGCACCGCGGGCTCAAATGCTCGCTCAGCAATCAGTCGGAGGCGGGGTTGTTCATTGAAAACGTGGTCACCGTGGTCTACAGGAGCTAGAACCAGGTCCGGGCCCGCGCCTGCACGAACTGACGCGTAGTGAGAATGTCTTTTCTTAGGCAGGGTTGCGTTAGCGTTTGGAATTGTGGAG